GTATGTGCATGCAGTGCCACCAGCCGAAGTTTTGTTGCTGACGTGTGGATGTGACTGCCAAGACGACAGATTGAGTTTGTCGGTGTGGGGATTTGCCAGAGATGAAGAGGCTTATCTGGTTGATCGAGTTGTTCTTCATGGATCACCGTCCAGGCCGGAAGTATGGAAGCAGCTCGATGAGGTTTTGCAAAATCCGTACGAGACAGAGGATGGTCGCAAGCTAAATATTGAGGTGTGCTGCATTGACTCTGGCGGCCATCACACCCAAGAGGTGTATGGCTACAGCCGAGAGCGTGCCTCGATGGGCGTCATTGCAATTAAAGGCATGGGCCAAAAGGGCAAGCCACCGCTAGGCAAGCCAAGCAAGGTTGATATCAACTTCAAGGGCAGAGCAATGAAGAATGGCGCTCAATTGTTCCCTGTTGGTGTTGACGGAGTGAAGAGTTTGCTGTTCGGCAGGCTGAAACACAATGATCCAGGGCCTGGATACCTGCATTTCTACCCGACGGTTGGACCTGATTACTTTCAGGAGCTAACTGCTGAACGCCAAGTGCTCAGGTACAGAAATGGCTTCCCCGAGCGAGTCTGGATTAAGAAGAGCCAGAGTCCAAACGAGGCATTAGACGAAATGGTCTATGCATATGCTGCTTTGCACCGTCTTTATCAGAAATTTGACCGGCGGAGCATCTGGGAGCAGTTTGAGCGACGTAATGAGCCTAATAAGGCGCCTCAGCTAGGATCAAAGCAACAAAAACGGCCTAATCGCCGTAATTTCGTCTCTAGCTGGTAGAGCCTGTGAACATTCCAAGCGAGATTCGGGCTGGCGACACAGTTAAGTGGAGGGATGATCCTTCCACTGATGTTTTCGGCAATGACATCAAAAGCGATGATTGGACGCTCAAGTATTACTTGAGGTTCAACAAAGGCAGCGAGGCTCACACTTCTACTGGCACTGCCTTCGGCACAGGTTGGCAGTTCACGATTTCAGCCAGTGACAGCGAGGATTTTGACTCTGGCACTTGGTATTGGCAGGCAGTTGCGAACACTGATTCGGAGACAATAACGCTCGGCTATGGAAATCTTGAGGTTGAAGACAATCTCGCTTATACAAGCGGTCCTGGGGCATATGACGGCAGATCGCAGGTCAAGAAAGACCTTGAGGCGATTCAAACCGCCATCCGCACCCTTGTGGAGGGTGGAGCTGTACAGGAGTACAAGATTGGCAACCGTAACTTGAAACGATACGACTTGGCTGATTTGATTCAGTTAGAAGCTCGTTACAAGGCTGAGGTTAAGCGCGAGGAGCAGGCCGAGCTTATTGCCAATGGTCTTGGCAATCCCCGCAACATGTTCGTGAGGTTCAACTGATCATGGGTATTCGGACTCGCCTCATGGGCTTCTTGGGTTTTGGCAATCCAAAGCCAATGCGTCGTGCTTACAACGGTGCGATTGTTTCTCGGCTTACGTCTGACTGGATGACCAGCCAGTCAAGTGCTGACGCTGAGATAAAAGGCAACTTGCGCCGCTTGCGTGATCGTTCGCGTGAAATGGTGCGGAACAATCCTTATGCAAGGCAGGCGAAGCGGACTACGCAGATAAATGTTGTCGGCAGTGGCATCAAGCTGCAGTCTCAGGTGCTCCAGCTGCGTGGCAACAAGCGAGACAACAGAATCAATCAAGCCATTGAATCGAAGTGGCGAGAGTGGTCACAGGCTGATAGCTGTGACTGTGCTGGCAAGAATACTTTTCAAGAGTTTGAATGGCTTGCTGCTGGCGCAATGTGCGAGTCAGGCGAAGCGATTTTCAGAATCGTTAGGCGAACTTTTGGAGACTCAAAGATTCCGATTGCCCTGCAGATCTTAGAAAGCGATTTGTTGGACGAGGATTACAGCGGCTCCAAGCTGAATGCAGCGAATGAGTGGAGAAATGGCGTTGAGGTCAACGAGTGGGGACGCCCTGTTCGCTATGCAATCCTCACCAGACATCCTGGCGATAATTTTGTTGGTGGACATCCGTCAGCAGGAGTGAAGCACCTGTTCCTGCCTGCAGAAGACATCATCCATCTTTTTATGCCGGAACGTCCCGGCCAGAACAGAGGGGTGCCTTGGTTCCATAGCGTCATGGCTGATGTTCATCAGCTTCAGGGTTACGAAGAAGCTGCTGTGATTCGTGCTCGTGCTGGCGCGAGCATCATGGGATTTATCACTAACAATGAGGGTGAACTGATTGGCGACGATGTCGAGAACAGCCAAAGGATCAGCGAGTTTGAGCCTGGCACTTTTAAATATCTGTCTCCGGGCGAGACGGTGAGTGTCCCTGACATCGACTCACCGGACCAGCAGTTTGAGATGTTTGTCAAAAACAAGGTTCGGCGTTTCGCGTCAGGCTTTGGTTGCTCTTATGAGACTTTGTCTCGCGACTTCAGCGACACCAACTACAGCAGTAGCAGGCTGAGCCTTCTTGAGGATCGGGAGCATTGGAGAGTTGTTCAGAAGTACCTGATTGACGGGCTTCACAGGAGAGTGTTTAAGGAATGGCTCAATCTTGCTGTTTTATCTGGTGAACTTGCGTTTGCTGATTACGAGCTGCGCCCTGAGAGGTACAACAAGGCCAAGTGGATGCCCAGAGGGTGGAGCTGGGTTGATCCGCTGAAAGAGGTCAAAGCTTTTAGGGAGGCAGAGCAAGCTGGATACCTCAGCAAGGCTGACGTTATTTCGTCTTATTCCGGCGGCGACTATGACGAGACGATTGGTGCATTGGCGAGAGAACAGCAGTTTGCTGCTGACGCAGGAGTCAAGCTCGATAAGGATTTGGATCTAACGGACGAAGGTACACAGCTTGAGTTGCTTGAATCAACTGAGGCTCAGCCCACTCGCAAGCGGAGCAATGGCAAACGTAAACGGAGTTGAGATTGATCTCATGCCTACTGCAGGCATGAGAGAAGAGGCTCAGCGTTACCGGGACTGGAAGTCTGATGGCGAGGGTGGCGGCACTGATGTTGCGCGCACCAGAGCAACTCAGATTTTGAGTGGCAATGAGTTGAGCGCAGAAACCGTCATCACGATGTCAGCTTGGTTTGCGAGACACGAGGTAGACAAGAGAGCCGAGGGCTTCAGGCCAGGAGAAGATGGCTACCCAAGTAATGGGCGTGTCGCATGGGCTGCATGGGGCGGAGATGCGGGCAAATCTTGGTCTGATGCACGCTCAAAACGCATCAAGGCTGCTCAAGATCGATCTGAGAGCATCGAAATGGCAAGGCCTTACCCCAACGAACATGCTGCAAGGATTGCAAATCCAGGCAAATTTGATCGATTTAGGCGCTCTAACGACCGTGGAGGCGCTGGAGTCGACTTTATTTTTGGTGTGATCGATGAGGATGATCGTAGTGAGTTGCAGTCGATAAGATTCAAGGTGAGTCGTTATACGGCTAGTGAAGCTAGACAATGGCTTCGCGATAATGAATACGAACCTCTTGAGTTCGAGCCCGCCACCAACGAGAAGGCTATGGAACCTGAAACTCAACGAGCAGCCCCAGACGCTCTAAAAGTGGGAGACTTTGTCTCCTGGGATAGCAGCGGTGGGCGTGCTCGTGGATTGATTGAGCAAATCGAGCGAGACGGGACTATTGATGTTCCCGACTCAAGCTTCACTATCACTGGCACTGCCGATGATCCAGCAGCTCTGATTTGCCTCTATCGCGACGGCGAAAAGACTGACACTCGTGTCGGCCACAAATTCAGCACGTTGACGAAGATTGCCCCAATCAGAGAAGCAGAGGTTGAAGAATCCTCCAAGCGCACAAAGCTTGGCGAGCCACTCAGCCGCACTGAAGCTTCTGTCATTAGAAGCCTTCCTGGAGAGGATCGCAGCTTTGAGTTCCCGTTCAGCTCTGAGTATCCCGTCAAAAGATACTTTGGTGACGAAGTATTGAGCCATGAAGCCGGTGCGCCGGACTTTATGCGCTTGAACGACGGTGCGCCGTTCCTGTTCAACCACGATCCAAACAAAGTTCTGGGCGTAGTTGAGCGTGCGTATCTGGACGAGGAAGAAAAGCGTGCTTACGCAAAAATCCGCTTCTCGCGCTCTGATTTTGCCAAGCAGTACTTAGATGACGTTAAAGACGGCATCTTGCGCGGTATTTCGTTCGGCTATCAAATCGATGATGCCGAGGAGAAAGAAGAAGGTCTGCTTGCAACACGTTGGTCGGTGCATGAATTGAGCCTTGTTTCGATTCCAGCTGACCCCACAATTGGAATCGGACGGTCACTTCTTTCGCCAGATCCTGCTATGCCTGAATCTTCTCAACCTGAAGCTACTAC